CCTGAGTCCGTGACCAACGCTGAACAGCCCGTGGCTGAAACTCCTTCACAACCACAAGCACCAAATCTTGATTCTGTTAAGACACAGTATGAAGAGCAAATTAAGGTTTTAAAAAAAGAATTAGCCGAAAAAGAAGAAGATCGTTTAGGTGTTAAACGAAAATTAAATGAAGTTTACCAACAAAAAGAAAATGAACGTAAACAAGAACTAGAAGATCAAGGGCAATGGAAAACTCTTTGGGAAGAAGCTAATAAAACTGCACAAGAAAAAGATCAAAAAATTTCTTCTTTATCTCAACAATTAGAAGAAATGAAAACTTCTAATGAAGTTGCTTCTACAAAAACAACAGCACTTGCAGCTATCAGTAACCTTGGAGCGATCAACGCAGAACAAACCTTGTCATTGTTACAAGGAAAGTTACAAAAAAATGCTGAAGGTAAAGTAGTTGTTCTTAATGGTGGAGTTGAACAGGATCTTAATACTTATCTCAGCAGTCTCAAAAATCCTGGCAGTGGTTGGGAGCATCATTTTAAACCAAGTTCTGCTGCTGGTATGGGTGCAAAACCAAGCCCAACATCCAATGCTGGAACAGGTCAGGCAAATCCCTGGAAAACGGGCAATCTCACTCAACAAATGATACTATTAGAGCAAGACCCACAGCTTGCAGCCGTGCTCAAGCAAGAGGCACAAAAATAGTTAGTTTCCGTGAAACTAATCC